TGGGCAAATTATAGAAGTAGACTTTGCACAATTAGAATTTAGAACTGCAGTTTATTTATCACAAGATAAACAAGGCATGGAAGATATTAAAAATAATATAGATGTACATCAATACACTGCAGATATTATAGGTGTATCTAGACAAGACGCAAAGGCACATACTTTTAAACCTTTGTATGGTGGTACAACTGGTACAGAAGATGAAAAAAGATATTATTCTAAATTTTTAGAAAAGTATAAAGATATAAAAAAATGGCATGATAAATTACAAGACGAAGCTATAAGATATAAACGAGTTAAACTACCAACTGGTAGAGAGTATTCATTTCCATATGCAGAAAGAACACCATGGGGTGGATCAACTTATGGAACACAAATAAAAAATTATCCTGTGCAAGGATTTGCTACAGCTGACATAGTGCCATTAGCATGTATACAAATATCTAAACTAATGCAAGCACAGGGTGTAAAAAGTTTGCTTATAAATACAGTGCATGATTCTATTGTTGCTGATGTTCATCCAGATGAATCTTACAAAATGGGATTAATTTTTAAGCAAGGTACAGAAGATGTAATACCTGCACTTAAAATGTATTACAATATAAACTTTAACGTTCCCCTTGACACTGAGATCAAGATAGGATATAATTGGTTAGATATGGAGGAGGTAGAAATAGTACGATGAGTAGAGAAATAGAAGCATTAGAAACTCTTGATGAGTTTGAAGATGGAAGCTATGCAGCATATTTAGAATATGTTGATTTAAAAGACAAATGTGTTGGAGAACCAACTACATTGTTTATAAAAGATAACCACGAGTTTTATTCTGAATGGAGTTATTATGCAAACTCTGATGGTTTAGATATAAGAACTACAACAGAGGAAACTAAAATATGCTAGCATATGCTATAATTATATTGTCGCAGATACTTAAATGGAGTGTATTAGCTATATTTTTATTTGCAATAATTACTTTATTTTTATCTTGACTTTTTTGCAAAAGTATGATATAAGGCTTAACTATAATAAGGAGGACAAATGTCTGATGAACTAGTAAATATAAAAGGAATGTCTGATGAGCAAATTATGCAAGCTATTGGACAAGACGATGGATCAAGTGCAGGTACAAATATACCTAGACTTGCGATCAATCGTACACCAGAAGATGATGATGGGAATCAACTTCCCGTTGGTCACTTCTATACTTATGACTCAGCAGTTGGTCAAAACGTGTATGCTAAACCAGCAACACTAAGACCATTTATAAGTGCAATGCAGTATATGCATTATGATGCTGATAAAGGTGAGTACATCAATAGATCTATAATTTTTAAATCTTGGAAAGATGAAGCTATAGATATTCTTGGTGGTACAAAATGTGGTAAGATACCTTTCAAAGAAAGAGCAAATCTTACTCCAGAACAACTAGAACAACAAAGAACTATAAGATGTTATAAACTTGTATATGGTTTATTATCTTTTAAAGATGGTAAAACTGCTAATGGTAATGCCCATAATGTAGAAAATTTACCAGTGTTGTATAGAGTAACTGGTACAGCATTCTCACCAGTAAGTGCTGCGTTAGATCAATTGAAGAAAAGAAAAAAATTAATGTTTAATTGTTCTTTTTCTCTTGAAACTAAACGACAGAAAAAAGGTGGGAACGTATTTTATGTTCCAGAAATTACTGTTAATGCTGATGCTAATCTTCAATTATCAGATGCTGATATGGAAACATTGAAAGTATTTCAAGAATCTATTGATATAGAAAATAAAGAAGTTATTGATCTATATAATAGTGCTAAAGCTAAAGCACCTAATGGGTCTGATAAGATTGATGCTGAGATAGTTGATGATATGGATGATCAACTTCCAGAAAAAGTGTTGTCATCATAATGAACACGATACTTCATAAAGTACAAACGTATTTAGATAAAGTATCGAGAGAACCTGTTGTTATCTCTGAGGAATTGGTTGATGCTTTTGGAGAAAGTTGTAAAGCTATACTCCGAAAACAATTCTCAGAGGAACGACAGTCTCAATTTAAACCTAGAATGTCAAATATAGGTAGGCCATTATGCCAATTACAAATGGAAGCCAAAGGTATAAAAGGTGAAGGACAACCTTACAGTAATAAAATGAGAAATACTTTTGGAGATTTAATTGAAGCATTATCTATATTTGTTATGAAATCAGCAGGAGTAGAAATAAAGAATGAACAAAAAGAAGTTACACATAAATTTGGTAAACAATCAATTGATGGAAAACAAGATGTTGAAATTGATAACAAAGTTTGGGATATTAAAAGTGCATCGCCATATTCTTTTGAAAAAAAATTTGGTGAAGATGGTGGATTTGAGGCAGTTGTTGAGGAAGATTCCTTTGGTTATGCGACACAAGGATATTTATATGCCGATAGCCAAAAGAAAAATTTTGGTGGGTGGATAGCTATTAATAAATCTACAGGTGAATGGACAGTATGTGAAACACCTTTAGATGATAGTAAATATAAAAATAAATTTGTTAAACTTGCACATGATAATTTAAAAGCATTAGAATTAAATAAACCATTTAAAAGATGTTATGAAGCAGTTGATGAAACTTTTAGAGGTAAACCAACTGGTAATAAAGTTTTGGGCTTTGTATGTTCGTATTGTCCATATAAACTTCCTTGTTGGGGGAGTGGATTGAAACTGTTACCACAGCAACAATCCAAAGGAAAAAACCCTAAATGGGTTTGGTATACAGAAGTCAACAATCCTAAAAAGGATGAGACTAGTGAGTTTGGTGGGGAGTAGTTTGAGGGGTCTGCTCTTCACCGACTCCAAATATGATGTTATATTTTGTATTATTTAAACACAAAAAGGATAAAGAGTATAAACTATTTACTAATACAATTTTTGATAAAGAAAATGAAGCAGAAGAATTTGGTAAAAAAAGTATGAAAAGAAATTATGAACACAAAGTTTTAGAGTATAACAAAGAAAACCACGATAAGTATTGGAATAAATGACAAAAAAAGATAAAATGAGTTTATTAAATTCAATCAAGGTGCTTGTTTCTCCTTGGCAAAAAGGTTTTACATGTGGTATTGTAATGGATAGTAGATCCAAAATGTCCACAGAAGAGTACGAATTATGTTCTACAATAGCTAGAGGCATGATAAAAATGGCAACCAGTGACCCACATTCTACGTTTCTGTGGGGTTTACGTGGATTTGCTGATGATAAGAAAAACAATGAAAAAGATCTTAGTATTAATTCTATTGCAGAATTTGATACTGATGATAATATAGTTGATTTTCTTGAATACTTAAAAATGAAACGTGATAAGGAGTTAAATTAATGGCAACACATGTTGTAATAGGTGACCCTCATTGCACACCTAAAGCAAGCAATGAAAGATTTCTGTGGGCAGGTAGACTGGCAGCAGATGTAGGAGCAACTCATATTATTTGTATGGGAGACTTCTGTAGTATGGATTCTTTATCATCATATGATAAAAAGAAAAAATCATTTGAAGGTAGAAGATATAGAAAGGACATGGAACATTCACATCAAGCATTAGCTATGTTTAATAAAGGTTTAGGAAAACATAAAGCTAAAAAAATTATGTTGCATGGTAATCATGAGGATAGGATTGATAGATTTGTAGATGAAAATCCAGAACTAGATGGTACTTTAAAAATTAGTGATTTAAATTTTAAAGCATTTGGTTGGCAAGAAGTGCCATATAAATCTAACAAGGTGATTGATGGTATATACTATGCACATCATTTTCCTTCTGGTATATTGGGTAGTGCAATATCTGGTGAAAATATTGCAAGAACACTATTGACAAAACATAAAGTTTCTGCTACAGTAGGTCATAGTCATTTATTAGATTATGCTACATCTACATTACCAAATGGTAAAAAGTTACATGCATTATCTGCAGGATGTTATTTAAATCATAAAGAACATTTTGCTAGAGATACACAGCATATGTGGTGGAGTGGTATAATTGTAAAACGTAATGTACAAGGTGGTCATTATAATATAGAAACTATTGACTATAATACAATTAGGAGAGAATATGGCAGAAGATAAATCTTGGAAAGATTATGTGTTTGAAGTACCGATAGATGGTAAAAGAACATACAGATATGAAAAAGATCATAGTCATGATATGTCTTATGAGAATGAAAGAAAACATGATAATGTTCATTCACCTTCTCATTATAAACATGGTAAAAAAGAAACTATTGAAGTTATACAAGATTGTATGACAGATGATGAGTATCATGGGTATTTGAAGGGCAATGTTTTAAAGTATGTTTCTAGGTATAAATTTAAGGGTGAGCCTTTACAAGATTTAGAAAAAGCTAATTGGTATCTAGGTAGATTAATAATGGAGGTAAAAACAAATGGGTCAAGTTAAACAAGCAATAATAGAAGTAGAAGATTTTGTAGCAGGTTGTTTGCGTCAAGGTAGAACCTTGAATCAAACAATAAGAGATTGTAAAGAACACTACGAAAAACCTACTACACTAAATCCGTATTTTAGTGATGATGATTTAATAGAAGATAAATACTATCAATTTAAGGGGGTATGGTAATGGATAAAAGTTTTTATGATGCGTTAAAAAAGAAGTATGAAGCAGATATAGCTTCAGCAAAAGCTACTGCTTGGGTTTATTTTGATAAACCTGTAGCAATAGGTGAACATCCACAATTTCTAGATGAACTAGATAAACTAATAGATAAAATTGCAACGTCAGAAGAAAAATTAGAAATACTAAAAAGACATTTTGATGATACAATACCATTTTAATAGGAGGATAGATGGCTGATAAGAAAGAAGAAAACCAACAAAAAGTAGAACCTCGAACATATCTTATAACATCAGAACAACTGATGGATATTATGAGATATTTAATGACAAGACCTTATGGTGAGGTAGTAAAACTAATGAGTTCTTTGTCACAACTAAATCAACTTGACCCAAGAGTTAGTGCAGATTTTGTTAAAAATCCACAAGGAGAAACTAATGCCAGAAAAAAATAAAACTGATAAATTTACAGGCATTTTATTTGAATTAAAGATTGGGTTAAATAGAGAGAATGCTCTTGTAATTGATTATGGTGGTAAGCCTGTTGCTAAAATTAGAGAAGCATTGAAGGGATATCCATATCATGGCAATCTATGTGCAGCCGTTATTAATCATGCTAATTCTGTAGGAAGAAAATTAGAAGGTGAGATTAAAGAACTTATCCAAAGAGTTTAGATATTACTTCTGGCATAATCCTATCATGGATAGATTAGAAAGATATGCCAGTAAAATAAGTAACTGGTTTTGGCTTAAGAGATGGGGTGATCGTTCATTGTATCGAAGAAGCCAAAAAAAAAGGCACTCCGACTAATGACGGAATGCCTGTGTTGCCTGGGGGAAGTCTATTAATTTAGGCTTCCCTTTTATCTTTTATCAAATCTAAAATCTATATTTTCTTGAAATTTATAATTAGGATTTTTCATTCTATTTAATTGTTTTTCAAAAGCTATATTTAATGCACTTAATACGTCAGATTTACTACCACTATATTTTAAACCTAATTTATTATTATAAGCATCCATAGAAGAATCACCAAATATATTTCCCATTTTATCAAACTTTTCAAAAAAGGGAGTTTTACCATCTTTTAAAACTCCTACACTTTTAGATATAACATCCATACCTTCTAATCCTAATCCCAACATTTGTGTTGTAAACTTTCCACGATCTTTTGACATAATTGCAGAAGTTGCTGCGTGCCTATATGCATCTGCAATAGCTGTTAATGTAGGTAATCCATCATCTCTAGGTGTGCTTGCATATATAAAATTATTATCTTCATCTTTTTCTAAATTATAATTAAATCTTTCTTTAAGAATATCTCCAAGAGATTCTTTCTTATTTCCTGGAGATGTTTGCCATAAATTAAAATAATCAGATGGATCTCCTTGATATAACATTTTTACAGTTTGATCTTTTAAATTACCTAAATTATAACTCATTTTAAATTATCCATCTGCATATTCATAGGTTTTCTTTTAGGTAGTATTGGATTAAATAATCTAAATACTCTAGTTTTGTATACTTGATTTAAAAAATCTGGGTAGTCTTCCCTTTCAGCATATAAACTTAAACCTTTAAAGTGTTCTTCAATAGGATTACCCTGATTAATAGATGTTCTTACAGGTTCATATTCATCTTGTGTTTTTATTAAATTAATAAAAGCACGAATACTATCTTTGGGTGTATTAAATTTAGTTAATTTAGATCCACCTTGTGTTGCTAAAAAGGGTTGATTACCGTATGGATGTATTCCAAATAAATTATTAGCAGCTTCTGCTGTAGGTGCACCTTTAAATTGCATATTACCTGTTTCAGCTAAAGCAACAGTAGCAATTAATTCATTAGGTATTTTAAATTCAAATGATTTAGGATCATATTCTTGTTTGACATCTTTAATGTCATTTATTAGATTCATGATTTTTGTATCATCAGCCATTGCAGTACCTATTAAAATTAAACTAGCAATTCCAAGCACGAAGTGCTTTATTAATTCTC